TAACAGCATTAAATATAGATAGTCTTTTTTGCGCTTCTGCTTCACGTCTTTGTATTGCTTTTTTACGTTCATTATATTGGCGTTCAATTTCTTCTTTAGCTGCTGCACTATCTCCTGCAAAACTTATACTAAAATCTCTTTGAGCTTCTAATCTTGAATACTCAGCATCAAAGTTAGACTGACTAGCTTGTGCAATAACATTAAAAGCTTGTTGGAATGCTTCTGAAATAGCCAAAGCCGTATCAACTCCGCTTTCTTTTAATTGGTCGAAATTTTCAATAAGATAAAACAACTTATCAAAACCGCTGTTTCCTATAAAGTCATCTACAAAACCACGTTTAAAAGAGTCTGAAAACTCTTTGTTTGCTTTGGTTGCGTCTTCTGTTTCTTCCTTAACTCCTTTAATTCTATTTATTAAAGTTTCGTAAAATTTAATTTGATTTTCATATCGTGCATATTGTTCTGGGTCTGTGACTAAGTCTTGTTTTTCTCTTAAAAGTTTTATTTCTTCTTCATAATACGGTATAGTTCCATAAGTTAAATCGCTAACCTCCTTTTGTTTACCATACATAGAGTCATAAGCTGCTTCAACTGTTTTTAAAGTAAATGCTAAAAAACCATACGCTGAGTCTGTAATAGCTATTCCCTTTAAAGTCTGTTTTAAATATGCTATTTGTCTTTCAAAAGCAGCAGCAGAGTTAGTTTGCGCTCCCTCAATTTCCTTTTCAACTTTTAATTTTTTCTTTTTTGCGTCTGTGTTTTCGTTTGTTGCATCTGTTTCGGCATCTATTGACTTAATAGCTGGGTTTAAAACGTCCGTATATGCTCTAATTTTTTCTTTTGACTTTTCAATTTCTTTGTAATTATCTTGTAATGCTTTTTTAGCATCCTCAATAGAACTACTAGCAGCTGTGTATAAACCGCCAAATCTACTTGCGTTTTTTTCTTCTTCTTCTAATAAAGATTTTTTTGAATTTACGTCCCATTGTAAATCACTTAACCTTTTTTCCTCTATTGCTAAAAATTCAGCGGCTCGTTCTTTACTAAGTCTTAAAACTCTTTCGCTGTATGTTTTTTCGTCTGTTTCTCCTCTTTGTCTTAATTTAACAGTTGCTTTTGAATATTCGTCAAGGTCTTTTAACACTTGCTTATAGATAGGAGAAGCTGACTCTTTGGCTAATTGTGCTTGTGATTTACCCAAGTCGCTTAAAACACCTAAAAAAGTAGTTAATTGTTTTATTGCTCCTATAAAAAACTTAGACAATGCACCCTCTCCGCTTTGAATTGATAATATAAACCCATCCCATGCAGAAGATAATAAAGTTAATTGCCCGTCTAAAGATTTTAGTTGTTCATCAGCCATTTTTTGAGCCGAACCACTAGCGTTTTCAAATGCTTCTGCTAATTCATTAACACCGTCTTTAGATTTACTTAATACCAATAATGAAGTTTGTGCAGTTCTACCCACTTCGTCCATTGCGTCCTTTACAGATATACCACTTTTAGCAACCTTGTCAAATGCTTGCGCCGTTGGTAGCCCTGTCTTTGCCATTTCCGCTAGAATACGTCTTAAAGATGTACCAGCTTGTGAACCTTTTACACCTGCATCCGCTAATTTACCTAACATCGCAGTTGTAAATTCCATACTTACACCAGTTGCAGAAGCAATCGGAGCAACGTATTTCATAGACTCCTTAAAGTTCTCAATATCTAAAGCAGATTTAGTAAAACTTGAAGCCATAACATCAGTAACTCTGCCCATTTCAGAAGCATCTAAACCAAACCCTCTTAAAGTAGAACCCGCAATCATAGCAGCATTGGCTAAATCTGTATCAACAGCGGCGGCTAATGCTAAAGTTGCTTCGGTAGAGTTTAGAATTTCGTTATCTGAAAATCCTAACTTTGCAAACTCTTTTTGCAATCCTGCCACCTCAGTAGCTGTAAATTTAGTAATTGCACCAAGTCGTTTTTGGTCGTTTGTTAATGCAACAATTTCAGCTCTACTTTTGCCCATTGTAGCAGCCAAATCAGCGTTTGCCTTATCAAAGTCTTTTACAGTTGTAAATGCTCCTCTTATAGCTTGTGCAAATAAGAAAATGCCACCCATTACACCAAAGGCACTCATTAATTGTCTAATACCTCCAGCCATTCCAGAAAATGCACTTTTGTAATTCCCTACATTTCTGTTAAAACGTTTGGTAGCGCTATCCGCCAATATAAGTTTAGCTCGTAATTGGTCGAAATTGTTTTGAGCTACCTTTAAAGTTGCATTATATTGTTTTTGGGTTTGGTTTGCGGTCCTTCCTTTAGCTATCAAATCTTGTAAAGTTCTTGCGGCTTGTGCTTCCGCTTTAGCTAATTGTAAATATGCGCTGTTTTCTTTAGCCATATTAGCAATTCCCTTTTCTCTTTGCTTGTTTAGTGTGTTTCTTGCGTTGCTTTCTTTAATAGATTGCTGTTCTAACTGCCTGGATGTTTTTTCTAATTTCTTGTTTGAATTAGAAACGTTATCCGTTTTAGTTTTAATGTCTGCTAAAGCTTTTTGATACTCACTTGGAATAGTAGAAAACTTTTTGTTGTAATTATCAACCGCAGCAGCACCACTATTAAGGTTTTTTATATTCTCATTTAGAACTACGTTTAGTTTAGTAACTACATTAGTTAATTCTAAAACATTATTTTTTACTTCTGCCATTTTCTTGTCTTTGTTTACTTATTTGTGTAGCTAAATTTATATACTCAATCCATTTTAAAACATTTACATTTTCTATTTGAATAGTACGCCCTAATATTTGCTCAACGTCCACTACTTGTTTTTCAAATGAATACTTAACCTCTTTTTGTTCTATTTCAGTTTCTCCAAACTTTCTTTTAAAAGTTGTTTCGTTTGAAGCTAATAACTTTTCAATTATTAAAATGTTGTCTTCAATAGAATTAAAGTTTTTAAACTGAACGTACTTTGATATTGTTTTAACCGCTTTATAAACATCATTTTCTGCTTTGATAGGTTCTACTATATTTTTATAGTTTCTTTGTATTAAACGCAACGTATTAACGCAATCAATTAATATTAATATCTTAGCTGATAAGTATATTTTTTCTTGCGTTTCAATTAGTGAAGATTTAGCAAATTTATTATCAAGTTTTATAAAAAATTCATCGTAAAACTTTAAATATGTTTCGTTAATTTCTTTAGTTGTTTTTTCACTATATTTTTTGCCTTCAAAATACTCAGCATCTAATAAAAATTCGTTTCCAGTTTCTAAAATCTCGTTCCATAACTCAATATTAACTGATTTTAAACTCTGAAATATGGAAGTATTCTGTGATGTTCCCTTTTGAATAGAGCTTATTAAAGTATTCTTTTCGTGTGTAAGACCAAGTTTTGTTTTTATCCGTTTTAAAAACGTAGTATTCTGTACCGTTTCTGTCATAATCTTCTTTTTTTCTTTTAATAATAGCATTAAAATCACTGCTAAATTGCGAACCGCACGTAATACAAGCCATATTTATATTAAATAAACGTTATCTAAATACTCAACTAAAGCAAAATAAAACAATGTATCCAAAAGCTCGTCTAGTTGTCTTTCGTCTAAATTAAATTGCTCTAGCCCGTATTTCTTTGATATTTTGCCAAATTTCCAGTCAGTAGATATAATTTCGTACTTTAAACCGCCAGACTTCTTAATAATAAGACCACGCCCTAAAGCTCCTGTTAGTGTTAAATCGACATCACCCCCAGCACGTGGATTTATTCCAACTTTAAATGCTTTATATTCTGAACTTCTATATTCTCCTATGCTTGATTGATTAGAACTTTTACCAAACAACCAACGTCTTCTAATTCCTTCTACAATTTGTTCGCTGTTAAATATTATCAGCGTCCCTATCGTGTTTGGTAGCCTTTGCTTTTCCTTTTCCGCTTTCAACAACAACTTTTGGTAATTCATTTTTGATAAGTTTAGAGGCTCTAATTAATACTTTTAATTCCTTTTCTGTTTTAGTCTTATTATGTTTTTTTAACATATCTAAAACAATTTCTTCACTCCATTTAACGTTTTCGTTAAAATCTATATTTAATATTTTCATACTTTACATTTTTAAAAATAAAGCCCCTCCCAAAAGAGAGAGGCGTTACCCAATTAACTAAAAAAACTAAAACTATACCGCTACAGCTTCAACCGTATTCGATTTATAATATTTCATTTCGTCATCTGCAACAATTCCGTTTAATGAAGTTTTTATTACATCAGTAGCTACAAAAGCAGGTACTGTAAGCGTAACAACATCACCAGAAACAACAACCGCACCAACAGCAACAGCAACACCGTTAACATTTACGTTCCAATCCTCAACTAAATCAAATAAAGAAGCATAAGAAATAGAAGTGTTGTTAGAATCAGTAAGTAAAACCTCGATAGAAGTTCCAGCAGCAGGAACGGCATTATAAGCTACATTTGTTTGTACTACTCCGTCAATCTCTAAAGCATTGAACCCTAGTTCAGAATAAGGAAAGAAAGTGAATCTTGTGTTAAATTCCTCAGCACTTGTAAGTTGCAAAGATGCCTTTGAGAATTCAGTTTCAGCACCTACTGTGAACTTGTAAGAATCAACGTCAAACATTCCACCGCTAAATCCTTTAATCTCTGTTTTACCTACATTGTGAGCTACTAAAACTCCTTCAGTAAAGTATAACATTGCATCCCATCTGTTTTGACCTTTTAAAGAATAAACAGCTTTGTGGAAACCAGCACCTTTCTTAAAAGTAAAATTGTACATCGGTTTACCAGCTCTTACGCTTTCCATTAGTCCAGTACTAGACGTTGATTTTTCACTTTCTGGTGTCGTGTCTTCAAAAGCATAAGAATTAATTACTTGGTGTAATTTACCGCCTGTAATTAAATCTCTAAAAGCTGTTTCATCGAAAGTGTCAGTCGCAATATCTAACTTTGTTCCTTTCTTTAATAATCCTAATCCTAATAAATCCCCGTATGACGTAAACGGACATTCTCCAATTCCAGTTCCTAAAATATCTTCGGAACATTGCCCAAAGGCGTTTAATTTTATCATTTTCTTTTTGTTTTAAATTATAATACATTTTGGAGTTATCTCCATTTTTACTCTTAAAATCTTAGCGTCTACTACATCAATAGTTATAGATTTACTACCTTTTACACTTGACTTTGTGAAGTCGTTATCATTGTTGTTAGGGTTGTTTGTATCTATTCCGTAGTTTGGCTCATCTTTGTATTCGATTGGTCTTCCACTATGTAATAAAGATATAAAACGGCTTTCGTTTAATGTTTTGTTAACTAATTCATATAAAGGCTCTAAATAGTTAAGATAAGTTGTTTCGTAACGTTTATCATTAAATATTTGACTATTCGTACCTTGAAACAATATCAACTGGCTTTCTACCTTTAATTTACCATTTCCTTGTGGCTCTGGTGCATTAATTACATACCAAATCAAAGGGTACTTTTGCGACTTGTTTAACATCTTGTTAGCTATCCAACTATTAAGTTCTTTTTGGTCCCCAAAATGAAACTGTACAGCAACATTGTCTAAACCTACCTTTATAGTTTTATCTTTAAACAACTGTTTTAACGCCATTCCTACTATCATATTCCAAACTGATTTTTAAAAGCTAATTCAGGAGCTGTAAACCCTTGATAAACTTCTTTGTTATCTGTTAAGAATTGTAACAAACTTACATATCCATTGTTATCAAAGCCGTAATAATCAGTAAACAAAACCCCATTGTGAAAATATTGTTTAGGTTGACTATTTGAAGTACCTTGATACTTTAATATAAACTCATTCCAAATATCAGTTAAATGTGGTACGGCGCTTACATTAACACTGTTTTTAGCGCTTAACATAACTTGTCCTAACATTGTATTAATATCTTGGCTATAATGGTTTAAATACACGTAATCTGCTAAAATAGAAACTTTGTAAAGCCCTTGTTCAAATTTTAAACCTTGCCAAACATAGCTTTTACCATCTAAAGTATAAGTAGTACCATTTACTAAATCCAACCACTTCTGAGGAGCTAATAATTCAAGCTCCCCGTCTGTGATATTAGAATCTAATTCAGTGAATAAAGTAACACCTAAAACCGTTTGTAATAATTGACGTGCATATCTATCAATAGACATATCTAATTGAACAGAAGCGTCTGAGTTATGTTCCTCTGTATTCGGAACGTTTAACTCTTTGATAAAATATGTTTTGTCTATTAAGTACATCTATTTTTTGTTTACTTTTTTTACTTCTTTTACTTCGTATAATTTAGCTACTTTCAAATCATTAATAAAAATGTTAGAAATGTCTTTGCTAAATTCTCTTACATCGCCTTTCTTGTTATTAGAAAAGTCATCTATAAATTCTATTTTAATGTTTTTAATTGCAGCCATATTTTAAAATTAAGGTGTTGCTAAAGTTGCTAAAGCAGTAGTTATATTAGTCGCTTTTAAAAATCCTGTTTTGTCAACATTTCTGATTAAGAATAACAGTCTTGCTCTTGCTTTGATAGTTTTCATATCTGCAACAAATTGCGCTCCACTCATTCCCTCAGATAAAACTACACCTGACTTTTCGTAAATTCTACCAAAACGACCATCACCAACTACTAAAGTATTATCAGCTAAGTTGTTGTCTTCTACAACTGCTAAACCTGCAATCATTCCAGTTTCAGCATCAAACATATAGTTGTTATTAGCATCTTTTTTCAAGAAATACCTATCAATAGTATCTGAATTAGCAGCTACAAAGTCAGGCTGATATTTAGAACCTCTTGTTTTAACAATTGCAGTTCTCATTTTACGAACTAAATCTTTAATATTAGCATCAGTAATACCACTTGCAACTGGTGTGTAAGTAGGTGCAGCAGTATAAAGACCTTCAATATCAGCACCACCAGCACCAACAGCGATTTTATTATCGATAACAGTAGCAACGTTCACATTTAAGAAGTTTCTTAATTCCGCAGCAGCTAAAACCTCATCTTCTCCAAACTCTTCCGAAACTGGTAAAGTATCACCAACTTTTACAAGTTTTTTAGTGTACTCAGCAAATTTAGCAGTACTCTCAGCAAAAGCAACACCCTCAGCAACAGCAGCGGCAGCTCTTACAGTTGTAGCCTCATCCCAGTCAATGTATGCAATAGTTCCGTTATTGTTACCGTTACCCACTTGAATTTTAGTGAAGTAGTCGTATAAAGCACGTCTTTTAACTCCTAATTGTCCAATATCAGTAAGCCTTAACGCTTCTGTATTACCTGTAATAGAAGCTCTTAACGTATCAGCTTTTACTACTACCTCAGTACTTCTATCGCCTTTTAAGATAGAATTAATTTGCTCTCTGTTTTCTTTTAATTGCTCAGAAAGACTTTGTATATTTTCTTTTCCTTTTACCACTTGGTCTAGTAATTGATTTTGAATTTCTTTAGCCATTTCAGCTTTTAATTCAGTTGATAATTCCGGCTTTGCTTTTGCAACAGCATCGGCAATAGCCTTGTTCATTTCTTCTTTTGCGTTTACCGCCTCGGCGTCTTTGTAAACTTGCAATTCTGCAGGAGTCATTTTTTCCAACTCCTCGATGTTTTTCTTTTCAAACATTGTTTTTTGTTTTAAATTATACTTTTTCTTCTTGTTTTTGGTTGAGTGTCTTTTGACGGCTCGTTTATTTCAGAAGTGATTTTATCGGCTTCTGCATTATCTTCTTGCATTGTTGGTGTTAGTTCATTGCTTCCAGCTAATACCGCACTAATTTCAATTAGTTTTGCTTCACGTACTAACCAAAAATAACCTTTTTCAATTGCTTTTTCTTTGTTTCCTAAAGACTCTATGTTATCGCTCCACACCTTATACTCAACTTCTGATGCTTCATCGTTTACTGCTAAATCTATTTTAACGTATTGCATACCAACTGAATGTTGATTAATAGTGTTAGATTTATAAGCGTTAAATATTTGTGCATTATAATCTTTGAATATTTCAGTATCCATCATTAAAGCTTCGGTCATTCCGCTTTTTTCAATACCTAAATCCTTCCATGCAATTTCTTGTTCATAGGTCTTTTTAGGCTCGCCCACTTTAGAAGTTATCTTAAATTCATGGTCGTGTAAATGAAACGCTTTAGTTTCTTTAATAGATTTAGAGAAACAACCTTTAGCGTGAACATCATCGTGTGAATCCATCCAAAGATAAGTATTACCAACTATTGTACGTTCTAAGCTATTATCGTTATCTTTAAACACTCCTTTAATAGCATTTGCATTAGATTTAGTAATAGAACTCAAACCACCCTTAACAGTCTTAATTTCAGCTTTCTTTAGCTTGATTAGTTCTTCTTTGTTTGTTACTAATTCGTTTATATTCATTTTGTTACTGTTTTATTACCTGATAAAATATCTTTTCTTTGCTCTAATGCTTTCTTTAGCTCTGGAGAAATATCCTCTTTTTTTAAAATCTTTTCAATTTCTTTAATATCCATCGTAAATTCTTTTAAGTTGTTCTGTAACGTCCATTCCTAATTCCGATGCAATCTTTAAAGTTTCAATTTCAATTTTCTTATTAGCTATCTTTTCAGCTTCAAAAATAGAGTTAAAAGGTAAGTGTTTAAATGATCCTCTAACATCTTCTAAAGCTAATACATTTTCATAAAGGTCTGAATGTTGCACTACTTTTGGCATCATAGAATAATCTATAAACGACCCTATTGACTTTTCCTTATTCTCATAAGTAGAACCTTTAGCAGATATACTTAAAATATCTTTATCCATTCCATACATATTAGCAATTACTGCTAAATCAGCTAAATAGCTTTCGTCTAGTTTAAGACTGGATAAATTAGAAACTAATTGATTAACTGTTACTTTGCTTGGAGTTGCGAATATATCTTTAGTACCTTTTAAGCTATTTGAAATACTGTTTTGCTCAGCATCGCCCATCGGTCTAGACGAAATATTATTACTGTCGTGTTCCCCACTTACCATAAATTTAGTAGTGAAAAACAAGTTCTTATTCTTCGCTGTTAAACTTAGTTCACTATTCTTAGCAACTTGATACAACGAGTCTAAACGAGAATTACCCCCTAACCAATTCCCACTAACTGAGTTACTTAAATCTGTCAATACGTGTAAATTAGATAGTTCTAATATTTGTTCTGTATCTCCGTTTTTGTATTTAAACTTACCTGTTAACG